ATAGTCAAAAGTTTCAGTCAATTTAGATTCAAATTCTTGATATGATGGTTTACCATAAGAAAAATACAAATCTAAAGTATTTTCCAAAGTTGCTTCTGACTTAAATCTGTGTTTAATTAAATAGTCAGCTGACTTTACCTTATGAATAGTCTGGTCATTCTTGGAATACACACAAACACCTTCCTTACCCTTCCATTGGTCAACATTCTGTAACAAATCATTGACATCAGTGAAAGTATAAGTAGCAGGACGAAGCAAATCATACTTCTTTGCCATCAAATCCAACATATCTTGAGTAGCAAGTGAATAATCAGTGTGGTCAATAAAACCAATCAACTTCCACATAGGTTCATCACCATACGATAAGACAATTTTATTGACAGGAGACAACCATTCAAACAACACTGAATAACTCCAAGTATCATTGTTATCCTCCAACTTGTTTAGAATAGTTGACTTGAACACTTCCAACTCAAAACCATTAGCAAGAACAGAAGCATCAACGGTTCCACGGGTTCGTAGAATATAGTTACCATTATACTTGCTAACGATTAAAGTGCTACCATCTAGTTTTTCAACTACATTGCAGTTCTTTAATGAAGAAGGAACAGGAAAATGTTCTGGGTTTTCACCCCAATTAGTAAACTTCGGTAACGATGCACTAATCACTTCACCCTCATAGTTCACAACCACACTACGCATGTGCTTGTTGTGTTGGCTCCACTTGGTGCCTATGTGTTGAGGTTGAATCAAATGGACAATTTCTCCGTTGAGAAAGTGTTCATGCACCATGAATTGGGTGCGGTCAACCATATCTAGGTTAATTTTCATTATTTAGACAAATTAAGAAGGTTCAATATCAATTAGTTTGTAATAACACACATAAATTCCGTCGTAAGACTTGTAAAAGTCAAATATATAATCTTTGTCTTTTTCGCAAACATATATATTTTGTTTTTCCTCACACAATTTTTGAAGAGTTTGTTCAGCTTCACACACTGAGTTCAAAAAAGATTCAAATGCCAATGTATTGTTTTTATAATATTTTTCTGGATTATTCAGTCTATTATCAATTTCTTTAATAGACAGATTTAGTAGTGATCCAATCGATCCAACCAATACTCTACGACATGGAGCTTTATTCATACACTCACTTTACCACGACTTTAAAAAAAGTCAACCACAATTTTCATCTTCGTAGACATTAACTCCACACTCTTTGCATCCATCAAATAGTAAGAACAATGGCAAATGTTTGTCTCGTCTTGTTCTGAACCAAAGTGTTTATTTAGAATCTCTGTGGCTTTGTCACTATCTTCCCAACCAGCCCATTTTCCACTACCTGGATATCCACCCAATTCCAAATAATTACACCAAGGAACATGCACGCCATTTATGTCTTTAACTTCAGCATATGGACATACCTTGGTTTTTCCCACAAAGTTATTGTTTACACCGGGAACTTCAATCCAAGTGTAACAATAATCTCCTTTGGGTATGACGCTGGTATCTTTCATTCTTTATCACGAATCTTAAATTTTACAGCAACAAAGTTTCCAAATTTTGTAACAATCCAAGCAGTGATACTTAGACCGATGCAAAACAAAACTGTAACGGTAATAACTTCAATTGTTTTATTTAACATATATTTTATAGAATAGTAATGTTTTCGTAAGCAATTACATACCCACCTTTTTTATTGGGATCTTCGCTAATAGTGACTTCGTAAGTTTCTGGCTTGATGGTGGTAATATAGTGATTTTCATACTTCGTATAACCCTGTTTGGCATTTACCTTTTTACCAAGTACATCGTTGGGAATAGATAGAAAATTCTCTTTAACCCAAACATCCAAAATTTCTCGTAGAAGATTATTCTTGACATAAAATGCGTCATCAAGAATATCTACAAGTTCACTGTCTGGTTCAAGATACACTTCTTCCTTGAGAAATTCTGCAAGCTGATAACCATCAAGATCATATTCCATTAAACACTTCTTAATATCAGATTCATAAGTTTCACGGGGTTCTGAAATATCCGCTGATTCAGACCATCGTTGGTACTCATCAACCATACGCTTGAAGCTCTTGTTCTCAACATTGATCTTTTCAAGTGTCAACTTAGGACGAATAACTTTATCTTTTAGTTCCATGTAGATTTGTCCACTCATAATTTTAATAGATTACCACATAATTTATAACAAGTCAAGAAATTTTTTCATCAATTATCTTGGTAATTTTATACAATCTATTTTGCATACTATACACAATTACATACCAAAAACTCTTACGTAGTTCCAATCACGTCGGTATCTACGAACTCGTTTGGGCAAAATGTTTAAAATGAAGTTGGTGATCTTGAAAAATAAAGGATTGAACTTGATTACAGTACATCTTCCACACTCCCATTTTTCAATACGTTGAGGCATCACTGGTTTACGACCATTCTGCATTTTGTAGATACGATTCCAATAAACCACTTCCGCAAGAAGATGGTGATCACCACTCACTTCAAAACTATCATAACCAGTGTCTTCATCATAACCAGATGTCAAATGATGATATGTTCGACCAGTACGATAATGACCATCAATATGAAACACCTTGATTGTATAACGATTTTTCATCATTTCAAAATTTTATGCAATACGTAGTGCTGCTACTGCATTCTTTTTGGTGTCTTCTTTATAGATGCTTTCAACAGCCTCATGTCTACCATAATACCATGCTGTATGATAGTCAAGAACGATGTTGATGTTTTCAAAACTGTCTACATCGTTGTAACCACCTTCATATCCAGATACAACAACTGGCAAATCGGGAGGATAATTTTTCAATGCTTCAATTAGTTGTGATACAGTCATAGAGTCTTTCTTAAGTGTATAGACATGAATAGCATCTTCAAGATATTTAAGTTGTGTCTTCAACCTATCCAACTCAAGTTGCTTCTCCAAAATTTGATTTTGGAAAAAATGGAATATCGTTTTTAAGCAGATTAATTCTGACTCTTAAACGTTCTTTTTCTTCGTTTAGTTTATCTCCAGACCATTTTCCTGATTCATTCATGCTTTATAATTTTTGACAATTTACAATTAAATTCAAACAATTCAGTATTTAATTTTCTAAGTAGTTCAATTTCTTGTTTTAGTTTGGCGTTTTCTTCATGAAGTGTTCTAATGTTATCCATCAAATCTGATAAAATTTGTTCATTACTTTCGTATTCCATATGTTTATTCTATCTTTCCAATAACGTTTACAACATCAATATGATAATTAACCAAACCAACAGGTTGAATTGTATACTTCCAGATTTTTTCACGTTCCTTAAATACACGACCTGAAATGTGTCCTACACCTGAATTTGTGTTTACCTTATCCCCAATTAGATAAAGTGGAGGGTATTCAGATAGTGTCTTCGCAAACAATTCGTTATTACTGATCATGTTTAAATCATAACATATGACACCACATGTGTCAATAAAAAAAGGTGGGTAAAACCACCTTTTTAAGGTTTAAAATTTAATATTTTATTTTTAATTACAGTTGATTTAAACCAACATATGGTAGATTGTTTGTATCAAAATATTTAGGTTCTTTACCTAGAAGAGTGTCTACCGATTCTGATATTGCAGATTTATATACATATTGATTGTACATATCATTTACTTGCGCTTTACCATCTGCAATTTTATTTTTCAAATTATCAATAACCTTCTGAGTAGTCTTCATAATCAAAGTTTTTTTGTTTTTTATCGAAACTTACATTTTTTTTAGACTTTTTGGAAAAGTTATTTTTATCATAACGATCCCACTTGTCTTTTCGATTTTTATCTTTCCAACTTTTACCCATTGTAGTATATATTTATTAATAAATATATTTTAAAAAATCAATTAATTGATTTAATTTGTAATACAAGTTTGTGCTGAATTATCAGCGTTAGTATTTGTAGTTTTACTAACAGCGTATTTAATTGATGGTTTACCACGTTTACCAGTTTTAAAAGACCCAACAATTACATAACGACCATTATTTAGATTTTTCTTGACATATGATCGAATTGATTGAGACTTCACATTTGAATTTAGTTGTAGTAGATCTGCAATTGTAAAATCTTTGTCTACAATTTCACTGTATTGATTGGATTTACGTACTTTATTTGTATTTTTCATATTTTTATTTCAATCTTAAATTTAATATAACACAGATTTTGATTTTGTCAATTGCAATTTTTGAGTTCGTTGAAAATTAAAGCTTCTACCAAGTTACCAGTTCCAAATCGCCGTCCGTTTTTATCAAAAGTTGTATCAGTTGATTTTTGATAGTATCCAACATTACGCCCATTTTTATCATGAGCATAAATAACACTACTCATTTCATTATAATAACCTACACGCCGACCATTTCCATCAAATACATTTTTCATAATTTAAATATAATTTCTATAACAACTCATTACGATTCCACTTGTAGTGCCAACATTTAGTGAACGAACACTACCAAACGCTGGAATTGTAATGATAAATTCACTGTTGTCAAGAATATAGTCACTCAATCCACTCTTTTCTTCTCCAAATACAAACATTGGCTTGTCTACGCCGCAAAATACCCACTGATTGTAAATAGATACAGTCTTGTCACTATACTTGGGAATATTATTTTCTACTGAAATGAGATTGTATTCGTTGTCCTTACAATAAGCAACAAAATCTTCTTCGGACTTGATGTGATTAAGATCGGTATAATGATGAGTACCTACAGTACCACGACGATCCCACTTCTTGCTTCCACCAACATAAAACGATTCCTTGAAACCGAAAAAGTTAGCATTACGAACTAGTGTAGAAAGATTAAAATCGCCACTTACATGCATCATTGCGACACCAGCGTTAATACTGGTATCCTTACAATAAGTCTTGATTTCGTCTACAGTGTTGTTCTTCAAATGATCCAAAACATTCATAGTACAGTTACTATACTACAGATTTTATAAAATGTCAAATCTTTTTATTTTTGATTTTTTTCTTTGGCTTTTTTTCTTTTTCAATATTACACGGAACTACATCATCAACCATTTTATGTGTATTTTCTTCAAATTCTTTTTCGGCTATAAAAATAACATTCTTAACAAAGTCAGTTAAAATCCCACTCCAATTGTTTCTCACACTATCCTCTTTAACTGCCAGTTGTTTCCATCTAGGTAGTTGATTGTACAACTCGTCGTATGTATTTTTATATTGGTTAGATGTCATGTATATAAATATTAAAAGGAAGTGGTCAAACGACTAGCATATCCCATATTACTGGCTTTACCCATTCGGTAACTAACTTTTGAGTAATTATCAAATGCTTTTTTACTGGTCACCACAATTGCACCAGCTGTTTTGTGATTATATGATATATTGTATTTATTTTGATCCATAAATTTTTCTACAATTTTTATACTTTTTCTCTACAATTTTCTATTTATAGAATATGGGTAGACAAAAAAAATATACTACGGATGAAGAAAAAAGTCAAGCTAGAAAAGATAGACAGATGCGGTATTACTGGCGTAATTCAAAACATTTACGAAAAGAGGCATTAAAAAGATATTATAAACAAAAAAATCAAATATGAATATTGGAATTTACAAAATAATAAATACCGTCAACGACAAATATTATGTTGGTAGTTCTACGAATATAGAAAGACGTTGGAGAGAACATATAAAGTTATTGAATCATAATCGACACCACAATGAACATCTTCAACACGCGTGGAATAAATACGGACACGATTCATTTAGATTTGTAATTATACAAAATACTAGCAACTCACTAGTAAAAATCACAGAACAAAAATATTTAAATATTGCGAAATCAGATCCGGACAAAAGTTACAATTTAAATTATGATGCAAATGGTGGAGAAATAAGCGAATATAGTAAAGAAAAAATTAAACAGAATAAAATTGTTTATTGGCAAAACTTTGAAAAAAGAAAACTTCTCAGTGATAAATTGAAAACCAAGATATCATCGGATCTAGAATATAAAAAAAGAATTTCCGAAAGAACAAAGATGTTCTATTCAAACGCGGAAAACAGAAAAAAAGCAAGCGATATCAAAAAAAAGTTTCATTCTATTCCAGAGAACAAAAAAAGATGGAGTAAATTAAATTCAGGGCTGAATAATCCGTTAGCCGACAAAACCCAATATCATTTTTTTAATAGAAAGACAGGCGATGTTGAGTTTTGCACACGATATGAACTGCGTATTAATCAAAAATATATATATCAAAATTTGTCACAATCTGGAATTGCCCAGTTGTGTTTAGGAAAATTTTCATCTTACAAAGGATGGATTATTGATAATGTACAATAGATGTATTGTATACAGATGTACTTCCAATATTACTTTTTTTCCCGAATCGATATGATATTTTTTTATATAAATTGAATGTTTTTTTGTTTGTTATCTGTATTGATCCGGCTGTTTTATGCTCGTAAATGATCGATCCATAAGGTTTGTTTATTTTTGCATGTTTATCGCCACATTTAAGGCACACCTTGTATCCCAAAGCATATCGCTCGGGGTGAATTTCATTTCCACATCCGCAATTGTTCATGTATTGATACTAACACAGATTTTAATCGAGTCAACTGACGAGTTCAACCTTTTCAGTTCGTAAATTTCATCTTCCAACTTTTCTATGTAATTTTGTAATTCTTTTACTTTTATTTGAAGTGTTTCATCATTAGACAATTCTCCACCGATTTGTCGTTTTTCATTTAATAATAGGCCTAATCGGTCTATAATATCTATAACTTCTGTATTATTTTTAGCATTGGAAATATCATATGCCCAATTTAGAGATGAATCTTCTGGATTAAGAATGTCTATATCCGGATAAATTTTTACCAGTTCATCTGCGATAATAACGATGCACTCTTCTAAAGATTTTGTTATTTTTCTATTAACTTCAGCGTATAGTAGAATTCGTTGTTTGCTTTTATTCATATTTTTTAATAGTTCTCCAATTTGATTTTGTTTTGACACCGGTGTTTAAATATAATTTTGGAAGTCTCCAAATCGATTTTGATTTCATGAAATTTTTATCGTGACGGTGGTAAACTATTTTCTTTGATTTCAAATATACCATTGCCTACAAAATCAGTCAATGATTTATATCCACTATAACTTATAGCAGATGATAAACCTCCCCACAAATCTTCTACAAGTTCTTCAAGTGGTTTAACAGAACTTCTATCAACCTCATAAACTTTACCCTCACTATGACGACGTACACCACCATGTAACTGTTGTTGTTTAGTACTAGCACCTCCCCAATATGTACCATCTCCATTTTCCCAAGTATATGCTTCTTTAGCCTTGGCAAAATAACCTCCCATCATAACATAATCAGCACCCGCACCAAATGCCTTTGCAGCATAATTGCCATTTTTGATACCGCCATCAGCAACAACTTTTATATTGTCACAATCGGCTTGACCACTACATTCAATTAGTTCAGTAATTTGACCTCTATTGTAACCAGTTGCATCACTGGTTGCGCATGCGCTGCCACCAGAAATGCCAACTCTAACTAATATTTCGGGTATGTATTTTGTAAAGTCACTATATAAATGTATGCCCTCACTGGTCATTACATTACCAATCATAAGCCTATCAATTTTGTGAGAATTAATGAGTTTAAATATAACCTCACGAATTTGTGGTAGATATCCATTAGCGCAATCAATTAACCAGTTTGTAGCACCTTCGTCTGCTAATTCTCTGGCTCTATCCCAATCATTAAGTCCTATAC